CTACGCCGTGCTGACGGAAGCCAAGACGGGCGGCGCCACCACTTACAGCTGGGGCACGCCGGTGGCGGTGCCGGGCGCGGTGAACCTGAATCTGGAGCAGCAGGGCGAGATCACAAAGTTCTACGCCGACGGCATCGTCTACTACCAGAGTCCCGTAAACAACGGCTACGAGGGCGATCTGGAGATGGCCCGCATCGTGGACAAGATGCTGCAGGACGTGTGGGGCATGACGTTGGGTACCACTAGCAAGGTGCTGACGGAGAACGCCAACACGGAGGCCAAGGCCTTTGCGCTGCTGTTCCAGATCGACGGCGACGCGGACGAGGACTGCTATGTCCTCTACAACTGCACGGGCACCCGCCCGGCCATCGCCGCCAAGACCAAGGAGGACACCAAGGAGCCCCAGACCCAGAGCAGCACCATCTCCGCCGCCCCGCTGGGCAACGGCAACGTGATGGCCCGGACGACCTCCGAGACGCCGGAGGCTACCAAGAACAGCTGGTTTAACGAAGTGTTCGTGGAGGGGGCCGCGTAATGGAGAGGACGATCACGGTCGACGGCAAGACCATTACGCTGCGGGCCACGGCGCTGGTGCCGCGGCTCTATCGCCACCTGATCGGCCGGGACATAATCCAGGACATGGCGACGCTGCGGAAGGCCTACGCCGCCGCGGAAAAGGCCAAGAAGGCCGGAGCGGACGAAGAGGAGCAGAACGTGGCGTCCATGTCGGTGATGAATCTGGAGATCTTCGAGGACGTGGCGTGGGTCATGCTGAAGCACGCCGCCGAGTTCCGGGACACGGAGAACGGCCGGGTGCTGATGAACGGCGACATGGTGGTGGGCAAAAGCCCGGACGAGTGGCTGGATCAGCTGGACGGCACGTTCTCGGTCTACGAGGTGCTGCCGGTGATCCTTGAGCTGTGGGGCGCCAACCAGAAGACCACCAGTACACCGGCAAAAAAGTGAGACAGACAACCCGGGAGCCCAACGGGGCGCAGTTCATGCTGAGGTGCGCCCAGTTGGGGTTGTCTGACGAGGCTCTGACGGGGATGACAATGGGCATGGTCTACGACCTTTACACGGAGAAGGCTAACGACCAGCACAAGTACCCCTACAAGGCCACACAGGCCGATATCGACGCATTTTTTCCCAAGTAAGGAGGTGGGCGCATGGCAAACAACAGCCGGGTGAAGGGCATTACCGTCAAAATCGGCGGCGACGTGTCTGGTCTGGACAAGGCACTGCAAGGCGTCAACAGCAAGATCAACGACACGCAGGCTCAGTTGAGGGACGTCAAGCGGCTGCTGAAGTTCGACCCCGGCAACACGGAGCTGCTGAAGCAGAAGCAGGAACTGCTGGCCAAGGCTGTGGGCGACACCAAAGACAAGCTGGAGCAGCTGAAGGACGCTGAGAAGCAGCTGAAGGACGCGGGCGTGGACGAGAACGGCGCCCAGTTCCAGAGCCTCCGGCGGGAGATCATTGAGACGGAGCGCAATCTGGACGACCTGACGGAGGCTGCGAGGCAGTCTAGCGTGGCCATGGAACAGATCGGCGCCGCGGCGGACAAGGTGGCGAAGGGCGCACAGAAAGTGGCTGACGCCACGGCGGGCATTTCCCATGCGGCGCAGGCCGGTCTGGCTGTCGCTGCCGGCGCTGCGGTGAAGATCGTGGACAGCTACGCCGACTATGAGCAGCTGATCGGCGGCGTGGAGACGCTGTTCAAGGGCAGCTCCAAAAAGCTGGTAAAGTACGCAAAATCCGCCTACAAGGCGGCGGGCCTGAGCGCCAACAACTACATGGAGACGGCGACAGGCTTCGCCGCTTCGCTGGTGAGCAGTCTGGGCGGCGACACCGAGAAAGCCGTGGAGCTGGTAAACGTGGCCATCACGGACATGGCGGACAACGCCAACAAGATGGGCAGCGACATCAAGAGCATCCAGAACGCCTATCAGGGCTTTGCCAAGCAGAACTACACCATGCTGGACAACCTGAAGCTGGGGTTTGGCGGCACGAAAGAGGAAATGCAGCGGCTGCTGGATGAGGCGGAAAAGCTGTCCGGCATCCACTATGACATCGGCAACTACGCCGATATTGTCAACGCGATCCACGTGATCCAAACGGAGATGGACATTACCGGCACCACCGCCAAGGAAGCGGAGGGGACGATCTCCGGCTCCATCGCCACCCTGAAGGCGGCCATCAGCAATCTGGCGGCGGGCATGGGTGATGCTAACGCGGACGTGGAGCAGCTGACGGAAGACATGATCGACGCATTTCAGAACGTGGCGGACAACGTTATCCCCATTCTGGAGAATATCTGGGATCACCTGCCCGGCGGGGCGAAGTTCGCGCTGGGCGGCACGGCGGTGGTGGCCGCCATCTCGCCGGTAGCGAGCACGCTGGCGAACATCGCAGAAGTGGTCAGCAAATTTTCAAAGCTTGCGCCTGCTGCCGCTTCGGCCGGAGCGGCAGCAGGTGGGGCAATTAGCGGCGGCATGATCGCTGCGGCGGTCGGCGGGATTGTGGCCGGTATCCCGCTGTTTGTGACGCAGGCCTACGACGCATTCAAGAACGGTCTGAACTGGCTCAACGGGCTGTTGGTGCCGCTGGGCTCGACGATGGCAGGCGCGGGGGCGGGCGCTATCATCGGCGCAGCCGGCGGCCCGATAGGCGCCGGAATCGGCGCTTTGATCGGTTTGATAGTCGGCGCGATCACAGACCTTGTCGCGCTGATCGTAAAAAACTGGGACAAGATCAAGGCGGTGCTCTCGAAGGTCGGCAGCTGGATCAAAAACAATGTAATCACTCCCGTTATTAACTTCTTTAAGGGCTTGTGGAAAACCGTGTCTGGATTTTTCGTGGGCCTGTGGGACGATATTGTGGCGATCTGGTCTTCTGTTGGAGAGTGGTTTAACGCGAATGTGATCCAGCCCATCGTGAACTTCTTTGCGCCTATCGTTGAGTGGATCAGCACGTTTTTTGAGGGCTGCTGGCTTATCGTTCAGGCCGTGTGGCAGACCGCGGCCACTTGGTTTAACGAAAACGTGATTCAGCCGATCGTCGGGTTCTTTCAGGGGTTGTGGGAAGCCGTGTCCGGCTTCTTCGTAGCGCTATGGAATGATATCGTTGCCATCTGGAGTGCCGTGGCGGCGTGGTTTGACGGGAACGTAATCCAGCCCGTTGTTGGATTCTTCCAGGGCGTGTGGGAGGCCGTATCCGGCTTCTTTGCAAGTCTCTGGACGGATATCGTGGCAATTTGGGGCTCTGTCGCGGGGTGGTTTAATGAGAAGGTAATCCAGCCGATCGTCAGCTTCTTTACCACGGCATGGGAGAGCATCAAAAACGCGTTCAAGACCGCGTTTTCTGCCATCGCTGACTTTGCGAGGTCTATCTTCAACGGCGTGATCGGCGCGGTGGAAGATATGGTAAACGGTGTAATCGACGCAATCAATGGACTGGTGGGCGGATTTAACAAGGTCGTCACGTGGGCGGCGGGCGTAGTTGGCACAGACTGGAAGGGGCTGGGGCTGATTCCCCACGTTAAGCTTCCGATGCTGGCCAGCGGCGGCATTTTGTCCAGCGGCAGCGCTGTGGTGGGCGAGGCCGGGCCGGAGCTGCTGACGCTGACCGGCGGCAGGGCTGTAGTGCAGCCGCTCTCCGGCAACGGGCCAAGCCTGAAGGGCGTGGAGGGGCTGCTGGGCGGCATCTCCGACAAGCTGGGCGCCGGACAGCCCGTCACCATTGTGGTGCAGAGCGTGCTGGACGGCCGGGTGATCGGCGAGACGGCCTACGACTACACCATGCAGAGAGCGAGGGCGAGGGGATGATAGCCTATCGATTCAAGGCGTCGGGCGTGGATCTGGCTCCCTACGTGGAGCGGGACGGCTACACCACGGCGGTGACGCCGGTGTTCACCGATAAGGTGACCACCATGGACGGCGTAGACCATTGCAGCCTACTGCGGCTGCGGGGCAGCGTGACGGTGAAGCTGAACCCCCAGAGCGCCACGGCCGCCGCCCGCATCTGCGCGGCGCTGCTGCAGCACCCTGTGACGGTGGAGTATTTCTGCTTGCAGCGGCAGGCTGTGGTGGTGGCCAGCATGCAGGCCCCGGCGCAGACGGCGCAGTTTTTGAGCCGCTGTCTCGCCGGCGGCCAGCGCTGGGTGCAGGCGAAGAACATCACGCTGGAGGAGCTGTAAGATGCAGACAACGAGCGAACGGTATCGGGAGCTGCTGGCACTGCCCCACGAGACAGAAAACCGCCTGCTGATCGACGGCGTGGCCTACACCACGCCCCAGCTGGTGAAGAACAGCCTGCAGACGGTGGAGGCATTGTTTTCCGGCACCACTCCCACGGTGGGCGGGGCGGTGGCCGGTGAGATATCCGTGCAGCTGCTGGGGGTAGCGTCCTCCAGCGTGGCCAGAATGGCTGAGCTGCGGCCGCAGGTGCGGCTGGTGGGCGATTCCGGCGATCCCAGCGAGTGGATCGCGCAGGGCGTGTACAACGTGGACAAGCGGAGCTACAACAAGCAGACCGGTGTGCTGACGCTGCACGGCTATGACAAGATGCTGGCCACGGAACAGTGGTATACCGGCAGCGTGGGCGCCGGCGGCGTGGAGGATATCACCATCGTCAACCGCATCTGTACCCAAGTCGGGATCGAGCTGGACAGCGAGACGGCGGCGTTCTTCACCGCTTCCGGGCGGAGCTATGTGATCGCCGCCCCCACGGACTACACCTGCCGGGAACTGCTGCAAACCATCGCGGGGTGCTACGGTGGGAACTGGATGATGACCGCCGTTGGCAAACTGCGGCTGGTGCTGCTGGACAGCATCCCGGCGGAGACCAACTATCTGGTGGACGGCGTGGGCAACGTCATTACGTTTGGAGGTGATCGCATCCTTGTCGGGTAAGACTTTTGTGGGCAACCGGGCCAGCAGCTTGAAGGAATCGGACAAGTTGCAGCCCTACACCAAGGTGACGGTGACGGACGGCACCAACAGCTACACGTCCGGCGACGACACGGGGCGGGAGCTGACGGTCAACGTGCCGCTGTTGCCCACCACCAAGGGCGACACGCTGGCGGCGAATATTCTGGCGGCGGTTAAGAACTACCGCTATCAGCCCTACGAGGCCGCTGACGCGCTGTTAGACCCGGCGGCGGAGCTGGGCGACGGCGTGACCGTGGGCGGCATCTACGGCGGGATACACGCCAAGACGACCACGTTTTCCCGGCTGTTCCGGGCGACGGTGAGCGCCCCGGCGGAGGAGGAGATCGACAGCGAGTATCCCTACCTCTCCGCCCAGGAGCGGGACGCCGTCCGGCAGAAGAAGCAGACGGCCAAGAATACGGCGGACATCGCCGGGAACACGGCCAGCATCGGGACGCTGAACACGCAGGTGGCCAACATCAGCAGCCTGGTGGCGGACAAGGCCAGCATCTCCAGCCTGAACGCCGCCGTGGCGCGGATTGGTACGCTGGAGAGCAACCAGATCACCACCAGCTATCTGCAGGCCAACTACTGCGAGATCAACGGCGCGACGATCAATGGCATCAAGAGCCGCGTGGCGAACATCGAAAAACTGTTTACCGGCAGCGTCTACAGCGGCACGGTAGATTCTTCCAGCGTGGCGACACTTTCGCTAAAGGTTGGCGGCTCCTATTTTTCCGGAAAGACGATCAATTACCTCGGAAAAGACGGCTCTTACCACCTTCTGTATGTATTGGGCCACGAATAAAGGAGGACTCCATGAAAACAACCGAAAGAAACACCATCCAATCCGTCCGGCTGGCGCTGGATCGGATCGAGGTACACGGCAGCGGCAATCTTGACTTGCTGCTGGGGTGCATGCAAGTGCTGGACGGCCTGCTGGCTACAGCAACGGAGGAAACGGAGGTGGCAGAGGATGGCTGACAGATCTATCGGCCAGCTGCCGGAGGTGACGGCCATGGGCGTTACCGACCTGTTCGTGTTGGAGCAGGCCGGGGCGGCCAAGAAGCTGACGGGGCAGCTGCTGAAAGCGTCCCTGATGACGTGGCTGGACGGCCACGGCGGCGTGAAGAACTTCGCCTACGACGAGGACACCGGCAAGGTGACCATCGTGACCACGGACGGCACGACGCTGACCACGGGAGACCTGCGGGGCAAGAACGGGCACATGATCCACGCGTATGATCTGGGAGGTCGTGGCTCACCCGGCGATTACCTGATCATGTCTTTCCCCAGCGCTAACCCCATGCCGGAGGATTGGGCGGTCGGCGACCTCATCCTCAACAGCTACGGCGATATGTGGGTCATCAGCAATATCACCCCCACGGACAACGGTTACAATGTGCGGTTTGACTTTATGGCAAGCCTGGTAGGCCCTCAGGGCGATTCTCCCACCATCGGCAGCAACGGCCACTGGTGGGTAGGCGACACCGATACGGGCGTTGTGGCCAGAGGTGACACGGGCACCCACGGCAGCGATGTGACGGTCACGTCCGCCGCTGTGCCGGGGACAGACGAACACCCCAACGGCGGCGTGAAGCTGACTATCACGGAGACGGTGTACGACGCGACCGGCGCGGCTTCCCAGGTGAACACCATAGAGAAAACCATCTGGAATGGCAACACCGGCCCCACCGGTCCCCAGGGAACCGCACCCCACATCGGGGACAACGGACACTGGTACGTGGGCGACATGGATACCGGCGTAAACGCCAAGGGCGACAAGGGCGACGGGTTGAAGATCGACGGCTCGGTGCCCACCTATGCCGACCTGCCCACGCTGACCGCCGCCGACATGGGCAAGACCTATCTGGTGGACGCGGACGGGCGGCTCTATTTCTGGAGCGGCACGGCGTGGCCCGCCAGCGGGGCGGGACTGCTCATCAAAGGCGAGGACGGCATCACGCCCAACATCGGGGCCAATGGCCACTGGTGGATCGGGACCACGGACACCGGGGTGCAGGCTCAGGGTGAGGACGGCGCACCGGGTACTCCCGGCGCGGACGGCAAGAGCGCCTACGAATCCGCCCAGGACGGCGGCTACACTGGCACGGAGACGCAGTTCAACACCGATCTGGCCGAGGTGGGCAACAAGCAGGACAAGATCACCGGGGCCAAGGGCAAATACCTGGGCTTTACGGACACGGACACGCTGGGTGCGATGAGCCTGCCCAGCGCCAGCACCGGCAGCAAGGGCATCACTTATCTGGTGGACAGCTACGAGCGCACCGACACCGACAAGGCCGTCACCCCCAAGGCGCTGAACAGCGTGTACAAGCTGGTGGAGGACAAGGCCGACAAGTCTGTGTCAAAAGCTGCCACGCTGACGGCGGCGGGGTGGAGCAATGGCGTGCAGACGCTGGCCGTCTCCGGCGTGACGGCGACCGCCAACGGCAGCCTGCGCATCGCCCAGAGCGCCACCGACGAGCAGTTCGCCGCGTGGGGCGCGGCGCAGCCCCGTGTGACGGCGCAGACGGCGGGGTCGCTGACGGTCAAGGCGGCGGGCGCTGTGCCCGCGGTCGATATTCCTGTGGAGGTGATAATCGTATGATTCAAATAGAGGGTATTTTTGTGGGCGGCAGCGCCATTTCCGTGCCCATCATCGGCGAGGACTTCAACTGGACGGGCGGCGACGGCACGTATCAGGTGCTGGACGACGGCGGAGGAGACTGGCGCATCAAGTCCCTGTCTAGCGGTACATTCACGCCGTTGAAAAACATGGTGGTGGACGTATTTCTGGTGGGCGCTGGCGGTGGAAAGGGTTCTGTACGCTGTGGCGGCGGTGGTGCGGGCTATACCACCACGGTAAGGTCTATCACTCTGGCGGCCAACACCGCCTATCAAATCACAATCGGCGCAGCTGGGAAGAACGGCAATAAGGGAAATTCCACATCCGTTACAGATGGTACAGATGGCGGCACAACGTCGGCATTCAGCACAGTGGCGGCGGGAGGAAAAGGCTCTACAACCGGTAGGGGAACGGGCGGTACTGGCCGTTCCGGAGATGGTGGCTCTGGTGGCGGCGGCTATATTTCGGGTGGCAGCAACGGAGTTCGCGGCTCAGCCGCAGGCGGTACGGATGGCGGCGATGGTACGACTGCTGCAACTGCAGGCGGCAATGGTCAGGGCACTACCACCCGTGAGTTCGGCGAAGCAGACGGCGACCTGTACGCTTCCGGCGGCGGCGATAACCTGACCGCCACCGTACCCAACTCCGGCAACGGCGGTTCCTATAACGTTGAACCTGCCGACGGCATTGTGGTTATCCGGCAGCACAAGGAGGTGGCGGCATGAGATACGCAGTTATCACTAAGGGGACCGTGACCAACATTATCGCTTTGCGGGAGACCAACGCCAGGGAGTTCCCCGACGCTGTGGCGCTCTATGACCGCCCGGTGGGCATCGGGGACACGTACCAGGACGGTAAGTTTTACCGGGGTGGACAGGAGGTCTTGACCGCCCAGGAAGAAATTGAGCAGTACAAGGCGGCTTTGCAGACGTTAGGGGTGGTGACAGATGAGGACTGACATCATGGCGCAGGCCCAGGCCATTCGGGCCAGTATGGATGCGGCAGCGGCTGCCCTGACCGATGAGCAGGCGGTAAAAGCGCCGATGATCTATCGTCCGTGGGACGGCGAGGGGGCGGCCTATGCCGCGGGAGACCGGCGGCTGTATGGGGGATACGTCTACAAGTGCCTACAGGCCCACACATCGCAGTCAGGCTGGAACCCGGCGGACGCGCCCAGCCTGTGGGCACAGGTGCTGATCCCCGACCCCGCCGTCATCCCCACGTGGCAGCAGCCAGACAGCACCAACCCCTACATGACAGGCGACAAGGTGACACACGGCGGCAAAACATGGCGCAGCATCTGTGACAACAACGTGTGGGAGCCGGGTGTATATGGATGGGAGGAGGTCTGATATGTGGCAGTATGTTATTCCGGCCATCAGTGCCATCGTGGTGGCCGCGCTGACCAGCGGCGGCCTGTGGGCGCTGGTAGCCAAACGGGCCGACAAAAACGACGCAGAGCGGAAGATGCTGGTAGGGCTGGCTCATGACCGGATCGTGCATCTGGGTATGGTGTATGTGCAGCGAGGGCACATTACGCAGGATGAGTACGAAAACCTAAACGACTACCTCTACGCGCCGTATGAGAAAATGGGCGGCAACGGCAGCGCCAAGCGCGTGATGGAAGAGGTGCGCCGCCTGCCCATCCGAAAGGGGGAACCGGCATAGCACACGGAAAGCGCACGGCGAAAAAGCCAAAGTTGAAGAAGCGGACAAAGTTCACGATCCTTGCAGTTGCCAATTTGACGTGGTACTGCATCGCCGTAATCGTGGCGGCGTTTTGCGGCAAGATGGTGCCGGACACGCTGACGGTGGCGTGGTTCAGCGCATGGACAGTTGAATTGGCCCTGCTGGCAGGGCTGAAGATCAAATCTAAGGAGGAAAACCTATGACACAGTACACCGAGATCATCAAATGCATCGTGGAACTGCTGCTGGCCGTTGCCAGCGCGATTTTGATTCCCTACATCAAGCAGAAGGTTTCTGCGGCGAAGCTGGAAAAGCTGATCCGCTATGCGGATATTGCCGTCACGGCGGCACAGCAGATCTATACGCCGGAGGAATGGGACGTCAAGAAGAAATATGTGCAGGACTTTCTTACCTCGAAGGGCTACGACGTTAACCTGACGGAAGTGGATGCGGCCATTGAGGCGGCGGTGAAGCGCGTCAAGAAGGAGCTGGGCGCGTAATGAAGCAGCTGGGAGTTGATATCAGCCGCTGGCAGGGCGATTTCGACATGGCCAAGGCAAAAACTGAGGGTGTGACGTTTGTCATCGTCAAGGGCGGTGGCGGGGATTCCGGGCTGTATGTCGACCGGAAGTTCGCCACCAACTATGACAATGCCAAGCGGCTGGGCCTGCCGGTAGGCTGTTACTGGTATAGCAAGGCGCTGACAGTGGCTCAGGCACGGCAGGAGGCGGAGTTCTTCTATACGTCCTGCCTGAAAGGGCGGCAGTTTGAGCTTCCCGTCTATATGGACGTGGAGCAGAAGGACATGCTGGCGCTGGGCAAACGGGCGCTGACGGATATCATCAAGGCGTTCCTGAACGTGCTGACGGCAAAGGGGTACTTTGCCGGTATCTATTCCAGCAAGTCCATGTTCGGTGACTACATGTACGACAATGAGCTGGCGAGTTTCCCACACTGGGTGGCACAGTGGGCCACCGCCTGCACCTACAGCGGCCAATATGGCATGTGGCAGTTCGGCGGCGAGGTCAACAAGCTGCGGTCGAACAAGGTGGCTGGTGTGGTGTGCGATCAGGACTACATGCTGGTGGACTACCCCACCGCCATCAAGGCGGCGGGGATGAACGGATTCACGAAAACGGAGGTGACGAAAATGACGGAAGCACAGCTGCGTCAGAAGGTGGTGGACACGATTCTTGGCTGGGTGGGTCTCAACGAGGCGGACGGCAGCCACCGGAAGATCATTGACATCTACAACAGCCACAAGCCGCTGGCGAGGGGCTACGCGCTGAAATACACCGACGCATGGTGCGCCGGTACGGTCAGCGCCGTGGCCATCGTCAACAACATCACGGACATCATGCCCACAGAGGTAGGCGTGGGGAAGATGATTGACCTCTATAAGGCGCTGGGCCGCTGGATGGAGCGGGACGACTACACGCCCCAGATCGGCGACGTGGTGGTATACGCATGGAGTGACAACGGCGCGGGCGAGTGTACCACAGGCGCGGATCATGTGGGCATTGTCACCAAGGTGTCCGGCACGTCCTTCTGGGTGACGGAGGGCAACTACCGCGACAGCGTAAAGACGCGGCCCATGCAGGCCAACGGGCGGTACATTCGCGGCTTCGGTCTGCCGGACTATGCCAAGAAGACTACCGGTGTGGCGTCCACCATGCCCACCACGACGGTGACGGAGAAAACCGTGACGGTGAAGCTGCGGCAGCTGAAGAAGGGCAGCAAGGGCAACGATGTGAAAACCCTGCAAGCGGCGCTGATCGCCAACGGCTTCAGCTGCGGCAGCGCCGGTACCGACGGCGACTTCGGCGCAGGCACGGAGGCGGCGCTGAAGAAGTTCCAGACCAAATATTCTCTTGGCGCTGACGGTATCGCCGGTAACGGCACGTGGGGGAAACTTCTGAGTAAGTAATTTGATTTCTGGACGAGGCGGAGGCTACGATACGCCGCCCTCCGTCTCCGCCAAAGCTCCGCAAGTCCACGGCGAATCTGATCGCCATGAACACAACACACAGAGAAATCCGCGCAAGGCTGCGCAATATGTCGCCCCAGCGGGCTATCGATTACGTTTCCGCGCTTGAACTGCCGGGAGACGAGGCGTTTTGCATCATCGAGTGCGATGTACGCGGGAAAAGCTGCGTACAGGTCGCGGCGCGGCTATACGTCAGCGTAGACGGTTTATACAAAATCCGCCGACGGGCGTATGACAAAATTGCAGATAGCCTAAAATAGAAAAATAGCGTGTCTGATTTGGACGCGCTATTTTTACGTTTACGGGCAAAACTGCTGCTTGCCTCGCCTAAAACCGGCAAAATCAAGGCAGTTTTCGGGCAGTTTGAATGCCCGATTTTTTTATACCATAAAGGCAAGAAAGAAGGTGGCGCAATGAGTGTAATGGATCGCCTGCTAGCATGCGGGTATCCGGCAGAAATGGCGCGGTATATCTGCAACCGATACGGCACGAACACAGAGGGCTTGCTCCTTTTTGTGCGCATCGTGGAGCTTTTCCACGATGACCGACGGGAATATGTATAGCTACTACAACGAGAACCCGAAGGGGAAAAACACGGGAGATTGCACCGTCCGCGCCATCTCAAAGGCCACCGGGACGGATTGGGGAGAGGCGTATCTCCGGCTGTGCGTACAGGGCTATCTTGATGGGGACATGCCGTCGGCAAACTCCTGTTGGGGCGCTTATCTGCGGTCAATAGGCTTCCGGCGGCATATCGTGCCGGACACCTGCCCGGACTGCTACACGGTGGGGCAATTTGCGGACGAGCATCCGGTAGGGACGTACATCCTCGCCCTGTCCGGCCATGTGGTGTGTGTGCGTGACGGCATTTTATACGACAGCTGGGATAGCTCAAACGAAACAGTTTTGTATTATTGGGAAAGGACGGAATGACAATGGCTTTTAACCCTTATGGCTACCAGAACCCCTATTATCCCCCTCCGATGCAGGACAACCTTATGCAAATGCGGCAGCAGCAAATAATGCCGCAAATGCCTCAGCAAATGCCCCCGCAGAATCCCATCGCGCAGGGCGGTGTGCAGTGGGTGAGCGGCGAACAGGAGGCGCGTAACTGGATGATCGCGCCCAATGCCGCCGTTGCCTTGTGGGACAGCACCGCGCCGACGGTGTACCTCAAGCAGGCGGACGCAAGCGGGAAACCGTCCCTTAAAATTTATGACCTTGTAGAACGCACAGAAATGCCCCAAGAAGCGCCGCAAAAGCCGGGCGTGGAATTTGTCACCCGGAAGGAGTTCGACGCGCTGGCGGCAATTGTGGGCGAAATGAAGGGCAAGAAGAAACGCAAGGTAGAGGAGGATGGCGACGATGAGTAATCCGTTTATGGCAGCGCTGGGCGGCGGAAGAAACAATAGCTTTATGCAGATGATGCAGCAGTTTCAGCAATTCAAGGCGAATTTTAAAGGCGACCCAAAGGCAGAGGTTGAAAAGCTGCTGCAAAGCGGCAAGATCAACCAGCAGCAGCTAAATCAGATTCAGCAGATGGCAAAGCAATTTCAAAGCTTGATGAAATAAATAAATCAACATCGTGGCCACGATTTGATGAATAAAAATCTTTCAAAGGAGTGATACTATGTCTCTTTCCGATGGCGGCGCTCCCATGCTGACGATGCCTGTGGCACCCACCAATGCTGGCGGTAATGGCGGTTTCGGCTGGGGCGACAACGGCGCTCTGTGGCTCATTGTTCTGTTCCTGTTTATTTTTGCAGGTGGCTGGGGCAACGGCTTCGGCAACAACGGCGGCAATTCCGGCGGCGTGGTCGACGGATATGTGCTGGCTTCCGACTTCTCCAACATCGAGCGCAAAATCGACAGTGTGAACGACGGCCTTTGCAACGGGTTTTACCAGCAGGCGCAGCTCATCAATAACACCAACATGGCAATGGCAAACGGCTTCGGACAGGCCGAGCTTTCCCGCGCCAACCAGCAGGCGGCGCTGATGCAGCAGCTCAACGCCATGCAGATGCAGGCCGCTGAATGTTGCTGTAACACCCAGCGCAGCATCGAGGGCGTGCGCTACGACATGGCGGCGCAGGCGTGCGACACGCGCAACACCGTGCAGAACGCGACCCGCGACATCATCGACAACGCCAACAGCAACAGCCGCGCAATCCTCGACTTCCTGACGCAGAGCAAGCTGTCCGACCTTCAGGTCGAAAACCAGGGCTTGAAGCTGGCGGCAAGCCAGGCGGCGCAGAACAGCTATCTGGTCTCGCAGCTGCGTCCCTCTCCCATTCCGGCCTACACGGTGCAGAACCCCTATTGCTGCAACCAGTTTGCCGGCTGCGGCTGCTGACAACTGCATAGCATCAGCTGTTCGGAACTTCCGAACTGTTCAGCCCCGTGCTGATACTGACACCAACGCGGCGGGGCTTTGGCTCCGCCGCTGTATTTTTTGAGAAAGGAATGATATAAATGGCAGAATTTACTTCTGTGGCAATTCAGACTGTTGCCGCCAGTCAGAATGTCCCGCTAACTGAAACTGCGGTCAATAGCAAGCCTTGCATCGTTCACCGTCCTGGCGCTGGAATTGTAACATTGCGGGGTTTGACCAACCAGTGTAAAGCCCGATTCCGCGTCGCTTTTGGCGGCAACATCGCTATTCCCACCGGCGGCACGGTGGAGGCAATCAGCGCAGCTCTGGCGATTAACGGTGAACCGCTGAACAGCGCGACAGCTATCGTTACGCCTGCGGCGGTGGAAAACTACTTCAATATCTACGTCAGCACCATCGTGGAGGTACCGCGCAACTGCTGCCTGACTGTGGCAATGGAAAACACCAGCACGCAGGCCGTCAGCTTTGCCAACTCCAACATGGCCGTTGACCGAATTTCTTGAAAGGAGCGATAACATGAGCATGAAAGCATTAAACGATATCCGGGATATGCTGTGCGAGGAACTAGACGAGCTGGCCCGCAAGGGCGAGCTGGGCGCCGGTGATCTGGAGATCATCCACAAGGCCGTTTCTTCCATCAAGAACATCGACAAGATCGAAATGTACGACGGCGGCTATTCCCGCAGCGGCGATTGGGACGCCAACATTCGCGGCACTTACGGGCGGGGCAGTTCTTACCGTGGCCGCCACCGCGATTCTATGGGCCGATACAGCCGCGATGATGCCCGCGAGCACATGCGCCGCCAGTTGCAGGACATGATCCGCGACACCGACGATGACAGTATGCGTGAGGCCCTGCGGCGCTGCATGACGCAGATGGAGACCATGTAAGGGGGTGAACCCCCGTGATCGACGAGAAGGAATTGCAGCTTTGGATCAGCAGGCTTGAAACCGAAGAATCCAGCTGGAGCAACTATGAAAAATTGGCCGCGTTATACACAATTGCCAATCAGCACAAAAAGGTAGGCTTGCCGGAAATGCCTGCCATGTACTCCACTGCGCCCGCGCCGGAAGTTCAGTTGGTAGGCGAGTACGGCGACAGCCCGTTTTTACAGGCAGTCGCCAAAGTGTCGCCAGAAAAGGCATGGGGCGTGATGGACGAGTTGATGGATGCGTTGATCATTTCAAACAGCCGTGTGTACAACAGCGTAATGGCAAAACTGGGGCGGTAAAATTGTTAGTAATTTGTTAGTTACCCAGCGAAAACGCACAGAAACACTCAAACATTTTCAAGGGAATAGTTTGCAATATCGCTGCGTATTTCTGGAAAATGTCACCTTGTGCCTATTTATATAACGCCACTATGCTTGACGTGCATGGGGTCACAGGTTCGAGTCCTGTACCGCGCACCATGAAAAACCTCGTAACCATGCGGGTTACGAGGTTTTTTCTTTTCCCTTTGAATTCTGACTTGTTCGTAACGTGTTAGTAACCGCGTTGACCAGCGTTTCGGCGTCGATGTGGGTGTAAACGTCTGCTGTGGTCGAATATTTAGCATGACCGAGAATTTTTTGAAGTATTTCAGGGGCAAGACCTTCCTTGACCGCGCGGGTGGTGTACGTGTGCCGCGTGGCATGTGGGGTCTTTTTTTCTATTTTAAGCTTTTCCAGCAGCGGGTAATAATCTCGCTTGCGGAAATTTGCGGGAACTTTTTGCCCCGTATAGCCAGAAATTAGCAAACTGCCCTTTGCTTTTTTTGCAAAATATGCAAAATAGTCCTTTGCTTCCGGGCGAATTGGTATAACACGGTTCCGCCCGGCTTCTGTTTTTTCACCGCCGATCACATAATCGCCGTGATAATCTTTCAGCGGTAGGCTAAACAATTCACCAATGCGCATACCGGTAGCGAGAAGCATCAGGACGATCTTTGCGGTATCGCTGCCGTCCTTCTCCAGCTTTTTAATTTCGGAGTCAGTAAATATCTCTTTCTCTTTTTTGACGTTTTCCGGGAGCTTCACAAACCGGGCAAAGTTAGTGGTGCAAATTTCTTCCCGCACGGCCCATGTGGACATCTGGGTAATGAGCTGCTTATGCTTGCTCACGGTTGAATGGCTTTTGTCCATGTACTTATCAAGGACGGCTTGAAAATCTGCGGCGCGAAGGTCGCGAAACTTCCGGTCGTGCAGCGGCTTAAACACCTTATAGGCAAGATCATAAGACGCTGTGCCCATTTCTCCAATTTCGCGGTAATGCTCTTTTTTCCACTCCGTAAACACTTCGGCGAACGTCATGTTGTAACGCTCCGTTACGTTTTTCCCCGAAAGCTTTTCTAAGGCCGCAAGAGCGTCCGTTTTCTTCTCGTAGTATCCAACGACGACCTTGTTTTTTGCGGCCACCCACGGCCTTGTACGGCGGCCTGAGAGCTTATAAACAGTCCCGGCTCCGTTGGGACGCTTCAACGCCTTGCGGGGCGCTGTGGCCTGTTTCTTGCCGCACCAGGGGCAAAACACCGCGCCGTCCGGTATTTCTTTTTTGCAGCTCCTACATTCCATGTCTATTTTTCCTTCGGTGCAATAAATTTACCGTATCGCAGGGCGGAGAACAACGCGGAGGACATGACGCCAATGGCGATGGCCACCAGGGCGATGATGCCCCACGCGCCGGCGCCCACATGGCCGCCCTGGATGAGACCCGCGTCCTTGATGCGGAAATCCACCACGATATAGAAAATCAGCGTCACCGAGAGGACGGCACACAGAAAGGACAGGACAAGGATCGTCGACAGGCGGCTTTTGTCCAATTCTTTCCGCAGGCCGTTGACCTCGGTCAGGCGCTGGTTTTCGCTATTCATATGATCCTCTTTCAGTTGCCGCCGCAGCCGCGCTTCGGCGTCCTCGGCGGGTGTAATACAAAGGCACTCGTCGATAGAGACGCCCAGGAATCTGCAGATCAGCCCGGCGTAGACAAGGCCGGGTACCTTGCTGGTGGCCGCGAAAAAGTTCTTGACGCTGGACAGGGGGATGCCTGTTGCATCGGCGATGTCCTGGTTGGTGTAGCCGAGACGGTCTCGCGCCTCTCGGCATTTTTCTTGCAACTTTTGTACCATTTTCTCCCCTTCTACCCATTTCTGGGTCGGCCCGGCCCAAATCTTGGCCGTCGAGCCCTGTCGAAAGCCAAGATTCGGGCTTGACCTACCCAAGTTGTTTTTGCTACCCTGTTTTTGCACGGCGGGCATGGTGGGTGCCCGCCGGGAAAAGCCCTCCGCCGTTGTTGCGGAGACGGCGGAGGGCTACACAGTTATTCAATCGTCCACGAATTGCCGCATTGCTGGCAAAGACAAATCTTTTCATTCTCAAACTTGGTCTTTTCGCTTCCTTTTGACTTCTTCCAGACAAGGTTTGACATTCCCAGCGTGCAAACGGCGGTAAGCCCTCTTGCTGCATTGTTTATATGTCCACCAAAACCAACGCCGTGCTTCTTCGTTTTACCGGCGACCTGCTGAATTGAGATCGTTACATTTTCACTTCCACAATTAGGACAAACCATATTCATTACTCCCTTTTGTTGTAATATTTGCGTGATTTTTCGCCTGTGTTTATTCTAACATCAGGAGTTTGCAACCTCAACACTGATTTTGCACAAAAAACGCCTAAAATTTTGACAGAAATGGAGAAAATTATGAACGGAAGAACAGAAGCGACAAAAAACGACATTCTTCAACTTTTGGAAAATGCAACGCCGGAACAAATTGATTTGGTGTGGCGATTCTTACATGCAATGTCTACATAAGAAAAAGCATCCCGTGGCGATTACTCGCCACGGGACATTTTTTTTGCAATCTCGTCCAGCAGCTTCCATTCTTCAACGTCAAGTTTGCTGATAATTGAGATAAATCGTTTTCTTGGCGCATCGTCCGGGTCTTTCATGATCCGCCCCAGAAACTCCGCGATCTCCTGATTACGCGTCAGCTTCTGCATCATTTCACCCTCGCCGGTGCGCAGCCATTCTTCGCTTACATTAAATTCTTTGCAGATGAGCCGCATAAACGGTTCGTTTAACTCGGTCTTTTCTCCTTCGAGGTTTGTAATAACCCCTCTTGTTGCGCCGAGCCGTTCTGCAAATGCTGTCTGAGATAATCCGGCATTTTTGCGTACCATCTTGATTCTTTCGCCGATCGTCATTGTTTCACCTCCTGTAACTATTATACACATTATAATTGTATTGTCAAGACAAAAATAAGGCAAAAAAAGATTAAAAATGTATTGACAAGGCAAAAACAGGATGCTATAATGTAGCCACACTACAAAACGACGGAAAACTTGTCGTGGGGACACGGAGGTGAAAATATGCCGGAAGAAACCAAGCGGGCGCTTGAAAGCTTGAACAAGAGCGCGGATAAGCTCACACCGGAGCAGCTTCAGCGCATCAGCGATATCGCATACGGCATGAGCCTTGTAAAAGAGGCTCGTGCCGATGACAACGGACAAGCTGGCGAAAATGAGCGGCAGGCGTAAATACAACCCGCAGTGGCGCGTTTTTGTTTGCTCAATCTGCGGAGAGAAAGTTGCGGCCCCCAAAAAACGCAGATATCAAACGGCAGTCGGCCACATTAAGCACATGTATTGTTTCAGGTGCCAGTACACCACGGAGCATATACAAATTGAATGATTCTGGAGGTGAAAGAATGAGTTTTCGCAGTGCTCGACAGGCCGCCGGTCTGACCGTCCGGCAGGTGGTTGAGAAGCTCAAGGTGTCCGATGCGGCGGTCTACATGTGGGAAACCGGACAGCAGTTCCCGCGCGGCAGCCGTATGAAGGAGATCTCAGACCTGTACGGCTGCACGGTGGACGAACTGTTGAAGAAAGACGAATGACAAGGAGAATGAATGATGAAGTACAGCAACCCCGAATATCAGGCGCTTGAGCGGGAGTTTCTGGCCCGGCCTGACGCGTTGTGCGAACACAAGAACCCGCTGGAATGCGATTGCAAGAACTGCCCGTGCCGTGACCTGTGCGAGCAGCTGTGCAATTACTAAAAAAAGCGCCCCGTTCGGTGTGGGAGACCGAACAGGGCGAGGAAATGGAAACACAATCCCTCGTGTTTGCCCTATTGTAACACAGGGGCGAAAGAAAGGCAAGAGACATGATCGAAACATTGAGTTTGAATCAGACGGCGGAGTATTTGCGCGGCCACGGCCTCAAGATTGGTAACGTGGTGCTGGCAAACGGACTGGAACAAGGCAAGTTTGAGTTTGGCTTCTGCATCGTCAACGACCAGGGCCGACGGTCGTTCCAGATCTTCCGGGCGCTGCTGGACAAATGGATCGCAGAAAGGACGGTGTAAACATGATCGCCTACATCATGATCTATATCGGGGCGCTGACCGTGGCCGTGAAGTTCATGCACCTGATCGACCGGCTGGAAGGGCGGCGGTGATGAGCGGCAAGAGAAACGCCTATCAGAAGGCGTATTACGCGGCCAACAAGCCGTATTTTGCCGCGTACCGCAGGGAAAATTCCGTGCTGATCGCCAAGTATGCCAGCGGATATTACCGGGAGAATCAGCGCCGGTATGCGGAGGGACAGCGGTTTTTGCAAGAGGCCCGCATGCGTCTGGGCTGGTCACAGGCCGCCGTAGCCGCAGATGTGGGCGTGAGTCAGGCGACGATCACACGGCTGGAGACCGGGGCGCAGCCGCTGGAGACCTTCCGCAAGCGGGACAAGCTGCTGGAGGTGCTGGGGGTGGCGGGATGAGCGTGATGCTGGAACATCAGGTGACACCGCAAAGCCCCTGTACGCCGGACTGCCCGGACAGAAGCGGCGACTGCATGCTGCATTGCTCCCACGGATACGCCGCGTATCGGGCGGCGCGGATCGCCAGCGCCGGAAAACGGCAGGCGTCTGTGAAGAAGGCCAGAATGGCTCACAGACACAAGAGATGATTTTGCGGGTAACGCCCGCTGAAAAAGGAGGAATTATTTTGCAGATCGAAAATCGAGAAGAAGCCCAGCGGTCTATCTTGCAGATGTGCCGGGGCGCCTTTCAGGAGCGCGTGGACTACGAGATGCCGCACCTGATGGAAAACATCTTCGACCCCAACACAGCTGCCAAGACAAAGCGCAAAGTGACCATCACGCTGGAGCTTTGCCCCGACGACACCCGCCAGAACATTGTGGTCAACTGCTTGGTCAAGACGACGCTGGCCCCGTCCAACCCCGCTACCACGATGCTGTACGCCGTGGACGAGCATACGGTGGTGGAGATGGTGCCGCAGATTCCCGGCCAGATTGCCGTTGACGGCAGCGAACAGGAAGCCCCGGCCCGCTTGAAGCTGGTCAATTTTGAATAAAAAGGAGAAAGAATCATGTTGAAGGAAGCCATTGAAAAGATCGAGGAACTGGCAAAGCCGATCATTCTGGACAAGGATGGTTGCACCTACGCCGTGAACAAAGACGGCGAAGCGCAGGAGATCATCCCGGAGGCGGTCTATCAGAGCTGCCTGTCTCTGAACAGTCTGGACGCGCTGGTGCAGATGGTCAGGACGGAGGGCGTCAGCGTTGATCGCTGTGCGGACAAGCTGTATCTGTCCGTGAAGGATCACATGACCGTGGCCTGCTTTGGCCATCCGCAGAAGGACTTGCGGGAGGAGCGTATTTTCTACTACGCGGCGCAGGCAAAGGACGTTCCCGGCTGGGACGGCGAGGTGAAGATGGCCTTTGACAAGGCGGCTGTGGCCTTGCAGACCCGCTTTCAGGATGGCGGCGACCGCGATTACACGCTGACGCTGCTGAGCCAGATCACTTGCGGCGCGAAGGTCACATACAACGACATTGGCGTTGCGACGACGGTGGTCACGCAGAAGGGCGTAAGCCTCCAGCAGAACAGCACTATCCGCCCGCTGGTGAAGCTGCGGCCTTACCGCACCTTCCAAGAGGTGGAGCAGCCGGAGGGCCTGTTCCTGATCCGCATTGACGAGCGGGGCATTACCTTTACCGAGGCGGACGGCGGCATGTGGAAGCTGGCGGCCCGCAAGACCATCAAGGCATATCTGGAGGAAGCGCTGAAGGACATGATCGACGACGGCCGTGTGGTCGTGATGATGTAAGTAAAAAAAGCCCCGGCGGAGCTGGCACTCCGTCGGGGCGGGCAAAACCCCTGAAAAAGATTTTACAGGAACAGTTTACCGCCCTTTGGGGCGGATGTCAAGGAGAAACGTATGTACCGATGCAATACGACCGGGCGGGAGTTTGAGGAACCCCGGTACGATCCCGACTTCTGGAACAAAGGCCACGGGGCGAAGGTGTGTCCCTGCTGCGGCGACACCGACTTTGAAGAGGTCTATCCCTGCGATATCTGCGACAGCTATTCCAGCTGGGATGAATGCGGTTTTGTAGAGCACTACCAGACATGGTATCTCTGCCCGGACTGTCGGAGGATCGCCATCATCAACCTGTTTGAAAAAGGCGCTCAGGAGTTGGGCGACACGGAAGGGGCTTGGCTGGACGACGTGCTGGACGGCAACAGCTGGGCGGATTTGAAGAAAATTTATGAGGAGGCAAAGAAAAATGGCACTGTTACCCTTTGAAGAACTGATTAAGGTCGATGTACGGCCTTTCTGCGAGACGCGGAAGGCCAAGGACGACAACGGAAACGTGGTGGATATCCCCTATCTGAATTGGGCCAAGTGCGTGAAGCTGCTGCACGAGCATGGCGCAAAGGACGTATGGTTCACGCCCCGCGTCTGCCCGGAGACGAAAACCTATCTATGGCCGCAAGCGGACGTGACCACCCGGAAGGGCTACAAGACGCAATGCTGGTTCGTCAGCGTGGAGATCCATATTGACGAGCTGGTGTTCAACATGGACACGCCGCTGCTGAACGGGGCGCTGGTGGTCTATGAGGACACGCTGAACCAGCTGCGTATTTCCAACGCGCAGGCCCGCGCCTTCGTGAAGGGTGTGGGCCTGCGGACGGGGCTGGGCTTCGACCTGTGGGCCGAGAGCGGCGACGGGGACGACGGCGAGGACGATCTGAGCCGCCACAGCATCTGGGCCATCCGGGAGCGGCTGGAGCGGGCCATTACCGCCAAGGAAAAGGCGGGGCTGGATCACAAAGACCTGCTGGCCGCCCTGCGGATCAACGACAAGCAGCTGAACCAGCTGATGGGCTACTTCGCCAAGCTGGACGGCCTTGAGAAAGCGGTGAGCAAGCTGTGATCCACGATCAGGACAGGAGCGGGTGGTTCGGGGCATCGGACACGGCCACCATCATGGGATCGTGGGAGACGGAGACGTTCCGAAAGTGGTGGGCGGTGAAGCTGGGCATCCGGCAGGATCACTACACCAACGCCGCCATGCAGGCGGGCACGGCCTATGAACACAAGATTCTGGACGCGCTGGGGGTAAAGACCCGCGACCGCCAGATTAAGGTTTACGCCCTGCGGCTGCGGGTGAACTACGACGGGGACGATGCACAGACCGTTACGGAGGTCAAGACCTACAGCAAGGCTCCCTTTAAGGTGAGCCGCGCCTACTGGATGCAGTGTCAGGTGGAGATGTTTGCCAGTGGGTGGGGCCTGCGGCGGCGGAAGATGTGCCGGATCGCGGCCTATCCGGTCGGCGAGGCGGAGAAGCAGAACTTCTTTTTGCCTGTCGATCCCGGCAGGATCAGCCTGTGGCCCGTGGAGTACGATGAGACGTGGGTGGAGGAGAAGTATCTGCCCCGCCTGCGGTATCTGGCCACGTGCCTGAAAATAGGCCGGTGGCCCCGAAAGGAGGAAGTGCCATGCAGCAGGTGACGGTGGACGCCGCACGGTGGCTGCGGGACGGCGACGGGTCGTGGCTGGCCTTCCGGGTGGGCAGCGACAAGACGGCCATGAACGTATGCGACAGCCTGAAAGCCGGGAAGGAATACAACCTGACGTTGAAGCGCAAGGGCCGCAGTCTGGACGCCAACGCCTATTTCTGGGTACTGGTGAACCGGCTGGCGGACAAGCTGAAGATCGAGCCGGAGGGCATCTACCGGACATATATCCCGGATATCGGCGGCGGCTATGAAGTGGTGCCGGTGCGGGAGGATCGCATTGACGCATGGGAAAAGGTCTGGTGCAGCGGCCATATTGGCCGGATGATCGAGGACATGGGGCCGTGCCGCAACATCAAGGGCTATCACACTGTCCGGTCTTACCTATCTTCCAGCGATTACGACACGGCTCAGATGTCACAGCTCATTGAGTTGGTGGTGGCGGACTGCAAACAAAATGGCATCGAAACTATGACGCCCAGAGAGCTGGACGCGCTTGTGTCCCGGTGGGGTGAGGTGAGCGTATGAGCGCGGCAAAAATCTATACTGCCCACGGAAAGTCCCTGACCATGCGGCAATGGGCGAAGGAACTGAATCTGCCGCAAAAGACGCTGCGGAATCGGCTGGACAGGGGGTGGACGCCGGAAGCGACCTTCACACCGGGAAAGCAGCTGCACCGGGGCGGCACAACAGGTTCGCGCCGCACTGACCACACAGGAGAGCGGCACGGGATGCTGGTGGTCGACCACTGCCTCGGATCGGGGCCGGATGGGCCGAAATGGCTCTGCGTGTGCGACTGCGGCAAGACGCGGGTGGTACTGGAGCGGAATCTGAGAGGCGCATACAGCTGCGGCTGTAAGGCGAGGAGAAAGGCAGACCGCCGCCCCGGCCATCCACAACCATGTTGGACGTGCCGGAACTACGCCGGAGGGTGCAGTTGGTCGCAGAAGTACCCGGAGCCTGTGAAGGGCTGGGACGCGACCCCCACCACGAAATATCAGGGGAATGCGGGAGAGGTCACATCTTTCGCCATCCATTACTGCCCGGAGTATGTACCTGACGGAACGGAGGTGCTGGTGAATGGGTGAAATTTGGAAACCCGTTCCTGGTTATGAAGGGGCTTACGAAATAAGCAATATGGGACGGTTGCGCTCACTAACGAGAACGCGGATTGTAAATAATTGCCACGGTGGGACTTCGCCGCGAACGGATAAAGGACACGTTTTGGCGCCAGGAAACAACGGAAACGGGTACGCCTATGTGTCACTCCGCGATAATGGAGTAAGGACTAATTATTATGTTCATCGCCTTGTAGCGGAAGTGTTTCTTGATAAACCGGAAGGGGAAAACTTGGTTGTCGATCACCGCGATCACAACAGGAGCAATAATGTGGTAAATAACTTGGAGTGGGTTACGCAAAAAGAAAATGTCGGTCGATCGAGGCATCTTATGCGTCACCAAAAAGGCCGCTATAGACCATCATCAACCGGGGAGAAATACATAATTCGCTACAAAAAAGGATATCGCGTGAATATCAAGTGGGCGAAAACAAGCAGAGATTTTAAGAACCTATCTGATGCGATTCGGTTCAGAAATGAGGTGATAAACGGTGCCAAATAACAGGAAATGTTTTCTTTGCGGAAGATGTGACGCAAGCGATCCATTAGAACGGCACCATTAGCCACATATTTGGTGCAGCATATCGCAAGAAAAGCGAAAAATACGGCCTTGTGGTCTATCTATGCGGCAACAGGTGCCACAGGAACGGAAAGACGGCAGTACACCGCAGCGGCGAACAAATGCGCAGGCTGCGGCGATACGGACAGCTAAAGGCCATGCAGGAGCATGGCTGGACGGAAGATGATTTCCGGCGCGAGTTCGGGAAATCGTACTTATAGGAGGGCTTATGACACAGTGCGACAGAATTCTTGAGTATATGGAGACGGTAGGCCCCATTACACAGTTGGACGCCGCCCGCGAGTTTGGCTGCTACCGTCTGGGCGCGAGAATCTGGGACTTACGCCACGCAGGACACGCCATCAGCAAGCGGACAGTGACAAACAAGAACCGATACGGCGAGAGCGTGAGCTTCGCCGAATACAGACTGGAGGATAAGAAATGCTGAACAAGATTTTCATCATGGGTCGCCTGACCCGTGATCCGGAGCTTCGGCGGACGCAGAACGGTACGGCGGTGGCCGGGTTCGCGCTGGCGGTAGACCGGGACTATAAGAACGCTGACGGCACCAAGGAGACGGATTTCATCGAGGTGGTGGCATGGCGCAGCAGCGCCGAGTTCGTCAGCAAGTACTTTGCCAAGGGTCGGATGGCTGTGGTGGAGGGGCGGCTCCAGATCCGGGACTGGCAGGACAAGGACGGCAACAAGCGCCGCAATGCAGAGGTCGTGGCAGACAACGTGTACTTTGGCGACAGCAAGAAGGAGGGCGATTCCTCCGGCGGCAGCTATGGCGGTTCTTCCGGCGGCTACAAGGCGGCGGGCAAGTCCGTGGACGTGGAGCCGGACACGGAAGACTTTGTCGAGGTAGAGGATGATGATGGCGACCTTCCGTTCTAAGGCGGTGCCACGATGCCGAACAGAATCATAAAAGAAAGCATATGCTCCAGCGAAAAGATTGCGGCGCTTTCGGATTTTGAGTTTCGGCTATGGGTCGGATTGATCACACAGGCAGACGACGCAGGGCGCGGAGATGCCCGCCCTGCAATTATTAAAGGCCACGTTTTCCCGTTTCGGGACAGGCTATCCATCAAAGACATCGATGCTGCGCTCCAAGAATTGGCGGCAAAAGGCTGCGTTTCTCTCTACAAAGTGGACGGGAAGCCCTACTTTTTGTTCCCCGGGTGGGTCAAGCATCAGCGTGTCAGAGATTGCAAGCCGAAGTTCCCGGAACCGCAGGAAACTTCAAGTTTGCCGCAATCTGCCGCAAACTGCGGCGAGTTGCCGCGGACTGCCGCGAGTTGCTGCCTGAATCCAATCCAATCCGAATCCAATCCAAATCCGAATCCGAAAGAGAGTAACGCGCGTGAGACGCGCTTCACACCCCCGTCTATTCCTGACGTGGAGGAATATTGCCGCGAAAAGGGCTACCACGTTAATGCAGAGCGGTTTGTTTGCTTCTATGCACAAAAGGGCTGGATGGTAGGCAAAAACCGCATGAAAGACTGGAAACGGGCCGTTCAAGGCTGGGAAACTCGCTGGAAAGATGAACAGAAGAACGCGCAAAGCGGATTTTCGTATGACTACGGTAGTACGGAGGACAGTTTATGAACGCAGATTTCATCATCGACAGCATTGCACAGAACGTTGCGCAGGACTGCGTCCTTCTGGACTACGAGAAGGACGGTCTGCTGTATTGCGGTCATTGCGACACGCCGAAGCAATGCCGTATCGACATTGCTGGGAAGGTGCGGATCGTCAAGTGCCAGTGCGCTTGCGCCGCCAGAAAGTACGAGGCGGAGAAAAAAGCGCGGCAAGATCAGGAACTGCGCCTGCGCATTGAAACGCTTCGTGCGGACGGCATCCGCGATAAGAGCCTTACTGGTTGCCGGTTTGACGGCGCTACTATGACGGACGAGCTTGCCAAGTGCAAGCGATACGCCGACCAATGGGACGAGATGGCGCAGAGCAACAGCGGCTTGCTTCTGTGGGGCAACACGGGCAATGGAAAGACATTCGCAGCGGCCTGCATTGCAAACCGGCTGATTGACCGTGGGATTCCGGCCATGATTACAAGCTTTCCGCGCATTCTGAGCGCCGGATATGACAAGCAGGACATCATTGACCAGATGCGCTATTATCCCCTGCTGGTCATTGACGATCTGGGCGCGGAACGGAACAGTGATTATGCGCTGGAAACGGTCTACCTGGTCATTGACGAGCGCTACAAGGCCAAGAAGCCATTGATCGTGACCACAAACCTGACGCTGGACGAAATCTGCAAACCCCCAAATATGGCTTATCAACGCATTTATGACCGTGTGCTGGAAATGTGCGCACCTTTGGTATTTCGCGGTGACAGCATCCGGCGCGGCAAGGCGAAGGAACAGCTCAGTTTCGTCAAGTCGGTTTTGGAGGGAAGCCATGACATTTGACCAAGCCAACCAGATACATACCAAGCGCCTTTGCCCTGTATGCATCGGAGAGCTGGAGAAGGATAACAACATCGTTCAGCCCACGCGGGAACAGCGTTTCGACCCGTCAAAAGATCGGTGGGAGCCGGGCATCTGCCAACGCTGCGGGCAGCAGCGCCGCATGACGAAGGAGCGGCGGTATATCTTCAACTATGAAGGATTTCGGGAAAGGGGGCTGGAGCGTGGGTAAGTACAACGCGAAAAAGGCCAAACGCGGCAACCTGACGTTTGATTCTCAGGCAGAAGCACGGAGGTATGATGAGTTGATTTTGCTGCTGCGTGCCGGTCAGATCAGGAACTTGCAGTTGCAGAAAACATACTGCTTGCAGGAGCCGTTTACCGGGCTGGACGGGCAGCGTGTGCTTGGCGTGGACTACAAGGCAGATTTTGACTATGAGCGCAAAACCGCGCCGGACAGGTATGGCAACATTTACTGGCTCCGCGTCACCGAGGACGTGAAGGGGGTAAGGACTGAAAGCTACTCTATCAAGGCCCGAATGTTTCACGCCAGATACGGCTATGCCATTACGGAGATTTCAGCAAGAAGATATCGATAAGGAGAATGAAAAATGAAAGCTTACAAGGGTTTTGACAAGAATTTGCAGTGCAAAGGTTTGCAGTATGAGATCGGCGGCACGCAGGAAGTTGACAAAGTGAAGCTGTGCAATCAGGGCTTGCACGCTTGTGAAGCGCCGTTGGATGTGTTCAGTTATTACGCGCCCGGCGAAGGAAGCCGGTATTGCGAAGTGGAAATGGACGGCGTGAGCGACGAACGTGGAGATGATAGCAAGCGCGTTGCCAAGAAGCTTACGGTGGGCGCGGAGATCGGCATTCCCGGTCTGGTAAAGGCTCACGTTGAGTACGTCAAGGCGCATACCACAATGGAACATACCGACCAGAAAGCAGCCACCGCAGGCGATAGCGGCGCAGCCACCGCAGGCGCTAGCGGCGCAGCCACCGCAGGCGCTAGCGGCGCAGCCACCGCAGGTGATCGCGGCGCAGCCACCGCAGGCGATAGCGGCGCAGCCACCGCAGGCTATCGCGGCGCAGCCACCGCAGGCGCTAGCGGCGCAGCCACCGCAGGCGATAGCGGCGCAGCCTCCGCAGGCGCTAGCGGCGCA